GATAGTCACCTCTTTTCTTTACACTGTTATTATACCACGATATCTTTTTATAATCAACCTTTTTTTCACTTTTTGTTCACGAATCGTGAATATAATAGCGGATATTTTCGTACTACACCGTGTTTTTGTCTACAAATCGTGAACAATTTACAAAATACAAAATATACAAAATACAAAATTTTTAGCCGATTACAAAATACAAAATACAAAATTTATTTTTTATATTGACAAAATTTTCTTTTTGGACCACTTAAAAACAACTTTAAATAAAGGATATTGTTAATTTTTTGTTCACAAATGAGTATTTAAGCAAATAAAACAATAAAAAAACCCATCAAACTACATTAGAACTTGATAGGTAATCAACACAAACGTTGAAACTAGTAATAATAGTGTATATATCTTCTTCTTATAGGGTTTGGAAGGCTCTGTGGAGGACGTAGCTCCTCTTTTCTTCTTTCCCCCGAAGTCAAAACCCCTCTTTATCTCCCCCGAACCTCTTTCCTATTATATATATGCCGAGGGACTAAGATATATCGCTTTTTTCTAAGATCAATCGTTTTAAAATATGCAGAATACTTATAATATAGGCTCTGTGTGCTCAATACAGAACCTTAAACCATACAATCGACAAGATATAGAATTAATAAAGAATTTCTAAAGGAGTAAGAAATGAATTATCTGCCTATTCATTTCAAAGTAGTAGTATATGACTACGTGATGACAATTTATGAACCAACCTAAACCAATTTTGTGCAAACATTAGTATAAACATTTTGGAACTTATCGTGTTTATTACGCATATTTGACTGTATGGTACGTTTCTATATCTCTGAATTTATTTGTTTTGTTTCTTTTCCCCCGACCTCTGTTGCGATATACGTGCACGTTTCACGCAAATCCTATTGCGGTTGTATCGGCTACTGCGAATTGGGGGCGTTGTTGCGAATGGGGTGGCAGTTTCATTGCACTCATAGGGCACAAATTCTATTGAACCATCCCCCGTCAATTTATATTGCACTTACACCCTTATAATATCCTCAGATTTCTCTGAGGAACTCAATTCTGAGTAAGTAGAAGTAAAAAATGTCTCGTTAAAGAGTGGCAATATTTGGTCTTTTTAGGTACTCTTTAACTACATATATTATACCATTTTTAAGTGCGGACGTGTGAAAAAAAGCCGATAAAAAAAGGCTATTTGTTGTTAGCCTCTTTCTTTTCTCTTTCTAAATCTTTTAAGATCAATTGTCTTACATAATTGTTCTTACTATCTAAAGAATCAAGTTTTTCTATGATTGCTGCATCATGAGTTTTATGAAACTTTAGAAGAATTTGTCTGATATTAGCTTTTTCATACTTCTTAGTTGCTCTTAATTTTGCTTCACTTGCTTTTCCCATTGTTATTACCTCTACTTTTCTTCCATGTATAGTATAACATATAATGATATCTTTATCAATAGATAAATAAAAAAAACCTATTTTACTAGGCTTGATTTCTGTTATAAGCAAATCCTGAATATTCTAGGCAATCCCTTAGTTCTTCAATGCTATAGTTGTTAGAAATGAACTGGATGTAGCTTGAAAGTAGCTGCTTTCCACTTCTAATCCCGTTTAGGTGTAATTCCACCCCGAATACAGATACACCGATAAACCGCGCAAATGCAAATGCATCTAACTCTATATGTTGGGCCTCGTAACCTTCATTTTCGCTCCCTTTATACTCTTTTAACTCCTTTTTCCAAATTTTGAGCATTTCAGGAGTAGCAATATCTGCCAATCCAACATCATTTATTGCCTGATATTGAGCACAATGTCTAACTTCATGTGCCAAACTCAAATAAAGATCTATTTCATCCTTGAATTTATCTAAATCCACATAGATTTTATTCTCTTTCACGATTGTTGTTGCTTTGGCAGATAGTTTTAATTGGAAACTTTCTGTTTTTTGCCCGTTTCCATAGTAGGCTTTTCCGTCTTTCTGATAGATAACAACAGGCGGTTCAATCGCCATCAAATCAGATAAAAACATAATGTAATTGTTGTAAGTGTTCATACATATATTTTACTACATAAGACTAAAAAAGGCTATAAACATATTTATCGTTTTAAACGTGTTTTTAGCCTTTTCTTTATTTACCCTAACAAATACTCATTTCAATCTATTTTGCTCGTTAGAATCACTTCTAGACGTGTTTAAATTGATTTTAAGTGTTTTTTCTTCTTTTTCTTCGCAAGTTATAGTCTTTGTCTATCAAAATTTGAAATATTATTGTTCTATCAACCAGATATTCAATTCCATCACTGTTGAAACCAACGATCTTACACCACCAGCGATTGAAAGTATAAGGTTTAGTCAATACAATTTGCACTAATTCAGTTTCATCAAATAAAGCAGCCATAGCTACGTCACCTGCTCTTAAACCAATATTGCCATGGTAATTAAACCATCCTCCGCAGGTTTCTTTAAAGTGCTCGTATTCTGTATCTCTTTTAGGCATTATACAATCCTTAAATAATTCCCATCTGAGTTAATAATGCACATTTTACTTCTTTTTCTTCTCGTCTATCGAGTGATTTTATATGCCATTTAACACTTTCTTTATTGATTGTTAAAATTTGCTCTGCCTTTGCCATTCCGTATTCATGTCCTGTATCTACCATAACGTGACATGGCAAATCAGTTCTTTTTAAATTGCTAGTAATTGGAATTACATTTACTGTTTTACTCCCTTTATTTTGAATATCGTTTGAAATAACGATACATGGTCTCCTTTTATAAAGAATTGTATTACTATATTTTGGCAAGTCACACCAATAAATGTTATTGTTTAGGATTTCCATAATGATAACCTCCTATCCTTCCCAATTTATCCTCTAAATTTCTGTTATGCTGCTGCAACCCATATATCTTTCTGTCTCTCTCAATTAAAGCTTGTTTAATTAACACCATATCATCATATGCTTCATATAATCCGTTGTCTTTCAGAGCTTTTTCTATGTTTTTAAAACTTGTCTCTACTTGATTCGTTTCTATCATCTTCTTCATTCCAATCCATCCCGTACACGTCATCTACTGCATCATCCTCATCACTCTCAATTGGAACACGTACAATTTTAGTTCCAATTCTATGAGTGAATAAGATACATACTGCCCAAATAGGGTGTACATGAATCACCATGTATGCAGTAAATATCATTACCGCTATATTGTGAATTGCCATACTTAAATACATCATTTTGCTATTTTCTCCTTCATGTATTTTGAACTCATACTTTGAGCTTCTACCCCTTCTTTTTCCAACGCAATATTCCAAATATCATCTAATAATGAATCAACAATATTACATGAATTACTGTTTTCTGTATCAGAAACAGTAACATTCAATTTAATTTGTACATTCGTACTTTCTTTAGGTTTATTTCGTTTCTTTAAACCCATCATACGACACTCATCTATTTCGATACTTATACTTTCTTGCTTCATATTCAGCTTTGTTGAGATCATCAATCAATCTACCATTTTCAAGCTCCAATTCATTAATTCGTTCTGAAACAACTAAGGAATAAAGGAGCATTGAAGCTATGCCCCCTATAAACAATCCTGCAAAGAAATAAATCATCATACCACCTTACAATTATCTAAGATTTCATGAATTGGGGTACTTGTATCAATACCTTTAAAATGTCCTTTTCCATACATTTCAAGCAAAGTACCGTAATTTGAAATACACTGCCGCATTCCACTATTTTTATATGCATTCAATAAATCAAATTCAAACTGGCTCAGTTTATATGGTAGCTTTTTGTATGGTTGTTTAAGCCATTTCATTATTTCATGATTACCAATACAGTGACCGTTTTTATCTTCAAAATCACATTCACTACATGTTATTGCACAGCATTCCACAACTTTCCCTTTTGAAATAGCTAAATTTTCAATATACAGTTCTATGATTTCATCTTCGTAATGCTCGTAATTAGTTTCTTGCTTTTCTTCAAAATGCTCATTAATTAATGATGATAAAAAATCTAAGTTTACCGCAATTTGTCACGCCACAGAACCAAAGCACATTCGGTAGCACCTACAATTCGCATATTTGCTTTAAGCACTTGTGATGATGATTTCTTTACAAAGAACAATGGTTGCGTATGTTTAAAACCAAATTGCTTTGAATATTCGGTAATTTCATTCAACTGTTGCCATGAACAAAATATGATCATGCATGGTGCTTGCCCTTTTTCCTTCGGCTCTTTCTTTAATAATCGTGTACAAAAATTGAAGAAATTATAGATTTTAAAATCCTTGTCAGTATCAAAGAATTCACTATTAGCTTTCTTTGATTCTCCGTTTTTATTATCCCCACCCACGTACCAATCACTTCTGCTACCATATGCATTTTTACCAATGTTATATGGAATATCTGCGATGATTAGTTGGGCACGTGGGATTTGGTATCTTTTAGCATTTTCAAAGTGATCATTGAATAATTCAATCTTCACTCGCTTTTGATGTTCGTTCATTCTTGTTCCTCCCTTTCTGCTTTTAAAACAACGTTTCTTGTTCATACTTTTTACCATTGCACGTAAATACTTTGGATTTCTTTTCTTGAGACTTTGATTCATCAAAATATTTAACTAACTCGTTATAATTGCTTGTGAACGTCCCATCATAAGCAACTCCATTAATTACTGTATGATAATCAAGATCAATTTCTTTATCTTCGCCTATTCTTTCAAAAACTAGTGCGTGCTCGTAATCTAAATAAAACTCAGCGTTTGGAAACACACGTTTAATATATTTGTCCGCTTCTTTTAATTCGTAGTTTTTAAAGAATGAAGCGAATCTTCCGTAAACGTTATTTTCCAACATATTCTCCAATGTAAATTTCTCCCTTGATAACATACACATTCTTGTAATTTTGCTTTGTTACCCCAAGAAAGTCTTTACCAGGCTTTTTAAAAGCTAGTTTTCCATCTTTCGTACAGTATTTGTATTTGTTAGAACTATCATCATCACATTTTTGAACACTGTACATAAGTTCATCATCATATCTTTTTGCAATCATCTAGAATGGCATCCCTTCGTCATTATCATAATGTTCAGGATATGATTGATAATTTACTTGATTTGTAAATGGTACTGTTTGTGGCTGCTGCATCTGTTGTGATTGAGGTTGATATGTCTGTTGATACGATTGTTGACTTGCTTGTTGTTGATAAGCTTGTGTTTGTGGCATTGTCGCATTGTTTAAAGCCAATTCTACGTCCATTACGTACACGCTAGTCTTATACACCTTCTGATTGTCTTTGTTCGTGTATGAGCTTTTTTGAAGCTTTCCATCAACTGCAATGTGCTGTCCTCTGAATCCATATTGATTAATATGTTCTGCATTTTCTCCCCACGCAGTACAATCGAAGAAATATTTACGTTCTTGTCCGTCCTTCCCTTTTTCTTTAACTTCAATCGAGAAGTTACATAGGCTTTGTCCTGTAGCAGTTTTCTTTAAAGTGATATCACTACCGATTTCGCCTGATAAAATTACTCTGTTCATTTCTTTTCAACTCCTTTATACAAATTCAACACCTATTGAATTAGGTCTGATTCCTTCTATCATCTGATACATATGTGATTTAGAAATGAAATTCTTTCTAGCACACTCGGCAATTGAGCTATAGACTGTATCGCCTATTCTCACTTTCTTCTTGTTTCTCAACCCCTGAATCTGAGCTAGTTTGATAACTCTTAGGTTTTCAATTTTCATTTCTCCGTCCCAAACGATAGAATCATTCTTTTCTATTTCCCCGACAAAAGCTTTGTAGGCTTCAAACAATACATTCAAGTATCGTTTCCCTTCTTTAAAGTTCACTACAACTCTGTAAATTGATTCCGTTTCCTTTTTAGCTTTCATTTCCCTTTGTTTTCCTTTTAGATCAACAGAAACAACTCTCAAATAACTTGTAATGTAATATCTGATTCCTGTTTTACTTTCGCCTAGTAGTTGGAATTGTTCAGCATCTTCACTTGTTACTTTTCTTCTTTCTTCCTCATCCGTTTCAACAGGAAGAAGAATACATCCTTTGTAGGTTTCCTCGTTCCGAACCATTTTGGAGAACTGAGCATTTGTAATGCACAATTCACTCATTACTTTTTTTGAAGATACGATTCCACATACAACGGATATATCGTTTTTATCCAACATATAATATTGCACTTGCTACCCCTCCCTTTCTTATCCGTTTATCAAATCTCCCAACATCTTCATTCCTTCCTCCTTTTTTGGAGGTGCAGGCAATTGATCGTGTTGTTGATACATTTCCAAACTAATTTGTCCTGAATTTAATAACTGTACTTCTTCTTCACAAACCTCTTTATAAGCTTGTAAAAATCTGTCTCTGTAATATTGCAAGTCTTTTTTATTACTCCACGCAATATCTCTTAACAGATAGCTCCCTCCGAGCGCTTTCTGAATGTTTCTAGGCATTTTATCGTAGTTTACCTTACTCGTATGAGGGTCGCACTTAGCGTTCCTTAAAACGATTTCCCAAGCCTCTCCAGCTTCCTTAGTTTTCCCAATAGCAGTTTTACTAATTCTTGTTTTTACTTGTGCTACATTTGGTGCAAACTCTCTTGTATCACTTTGGATGATTTGATTCACTGCATTTGCTACAGTTAAATATTCATAATTCTTAAAAGATACTTGCCAAAGTTTTAAATAGGCTTGTGTATCTTCTTGAGTCATGTTTTTGTAGCTCATAGGATAGTTGATTCTTAGCACCTGTAAGATTCTTTCAGTTTCTTCTAATGTCAAAATGCATACCCCATTTCTTTTCTCGTCAATTGTCTTTGACCACCATTATTGTTATTCTGCAACTTGTAGAATGTTAACCAGCTATGTACAATGCTCTGATTTACAATAGCAATCTTGGTAACATCATCTAATGCTAATTCGTTTAATTTATTTAAAGACAACTTCATAGCTCTAGCAGTCAAAGGCTTTCTTGCTTTATTTCTCATTTCAACAAAGCCATGCAAAGCATCTTGCAAATATTTGTTTTCTGTATACTCTGCAATAACAGAATTAACACTTTCTTTTTTGTTATTTTTTTCTTTATATTCATTAGTATTTAATCTATTAGTATTTAATTCTTTAGTTATTTTATATACGTCCCTATTTTCTATATCTTGAATTTCTATATCTTCATTTTCTATATCTTCATTTTTGAGATGTAGTAATTCTTCGTCATGGTTTTCATTATTCTCGAAAATAATGTATTCCCACTCACTGATTTTTCCGTTGCAGTATCTTCTTCTTCTAACAAGATAGTTGTTATCTTCCAATTCATTCAAAACACTATTGATCGTGTTTTTACTTTCTTTACAGATACCTTCCAAGCCTTTAACCGAATAATGCCATTTATCAGGTAAAGACAACATCATGCTGAGCAATCCTTTTGCTTTAAGTGATAGGTTTTTATCTCTTAGATGAGTGTTACACATAGTTGTGTAATTATCGTTCTTAATAGTTCTAATCACTGACATACTTCACACCTCCTAACATTCCGTGCCTATGTACTTTGTATGGAAAACGTAAGCAACTGCCATTGCTTGCCATATGTCTTTCTTGAATCCGTAGAAATATCCAGGCTCTTTTTTTGTTCCTTTTCCTTTGTTTGGAGTGTCTTTAGCAAACAAATCAATCAGAGCTTGAATAATATTACTGTCTTTCGCCTTCATAGAGTGGCATAGAAGCATTTTTTCTTCTTTCCTATATACAAACTCCACTTCCCACAAAAGCTTCAAACAATGCTCTTTAAATCGCCCTATCCATACACACGTATCAAATACAGATGCACCAACTGCCATCCCATAAGAAGCAATCATTTCAATAGCTACATATCGAATATCGTATGTTAACTTGAAACGAGTAAGTAATTTCATCAATTCATGATTTTCAACTTTTCCTTTTTCTAGGACTTCGCTTAAATCATCTGCAACAACTACATATGCACTCTCTATATTTCCTGGGTCAATTCCAATGAAAGCCATTTTAAGCACCTCCAATTTCAAACTTAGTAGCATCAAGTTTTTTCTTTTCTGAATTCATCTTAGCTTCAATACTCTCGTAAGCAGTTTTGAAACGCTTTAAATCAGAATCAACTTTTGCAAACTTAGTTCTTTCCTCAGAAACTTTTTGACCTGCTAAAGCTTCAAAGTATTTAATACTAGGCGCTTTTCCGTCATGTTCACGTTGCCAAGTACTACGTTCTACATAAATAGCTTGATTCGTCTTGTTTTCAATGTCTGCTTTAAGAATGTTTGAACTTTCCTGTAATCTAGCAATCATTTCACCAATTAAGAACATTTGATTTGCGAGGTTTTCAATGTTCAATGCCATTTCCATTACTGCTTCCGCATCAGAGATATAAGCATCAACTAGGATTCCTAATTGTTCTTCTATTTCTTCGTCCTTCCAATGTTTGATTTTGAAGGGATTATATTTAAACAACAATTCATTTTGAGTTAGCATTATATTTCACCTCTGATTCATCAATGTTTCCGTAGATACGTTCTAGGTACTTAATTGCAATCTCTCTCAATTTCTTGCCTTTAGGACTTTCTGAGTCCATGATTCTATGACAACGTTGGCAAGCACAGACTAGGTTTTTTTCAGAACCTAGTCCTCCATTGCTTCTTGAAAGAATTGTGTGTGCTAATTCAATGCGGTATGTACTCCCACAAAATATGCACATTTGGTCTCTTTCTTTTACCAACTTTCTAGTTTTTAAATCTATATCTGTAGCTTGGCTACGTTTGCTTTTATACAAGACTTACACCTTCGGGTTGTGCACCTTGTGGTTCTTCAGGTTGCGAATATGTTTGTGGTTGTACAGGTGCTTGCTCAATTGATTGTGTAGGTTGTTGAATTGGAGTTTCATCCAATTCCATATCCACATTCATTTCTTCCTCTGAATACATCTGTTGGAAATCGTTAGGGAATGTTTCTCTTAACGCTTGAGTAATCGCAACTTTACGAATCATTGTGGCGGCTTTAGTGCTCCATTGTGAATTAAGCTTTCCGTCCTTGGTTCTTCCTGCGTATTCTTCAAATGAAACTTCAATGTGTGTTGGATGAGATACATTCTTTCTAAATACATCTGCCCATCCACCTACAACTTCTTCACGATCTTTCAAATAGAAAGCACCTTTACGGTATGTAAGTTCACCGCTTTCGTTATTAATTACGATAATTCCAGCATCTAAACCATCAAACTCTGAATTTCTTTCGGCACGTTTCAAGAAAACATCTTTTGAAACTACCATTTGAGCTGGTGTAGTGTTTCCATACTTGATTAAGTAGCAGTCTTTAATGAATGGGTTTAATCCTTGTGATTTACACAAATTAATGAAATACACAACTTCTTGGTCCGAGATTTGACCATTTCCATTTACTAGATAATTTCTTACGATAGCTGGAGATAATTTAACTTTTTCTCCGTTAGCAGAAAATTCTACCAATTGATTGTCATTCTTTTTTGCAATATTGTTTTGTAACATAATTAACATTCTCCTTTTTCTACAATTGTCACTTTTACGTTATGTTCACGAATGAACTGATTTAAAATTGGATTAAAAGCCTGTAATTCGCTCATAGAGCCTTCAAATCTAAATACACAATATCTTCTTGTTTGAGCTTGACTTTGGCTTTCATGAGCTTCTAATTGGCTCTGAGGAATCGTTGTTTGATTCATAGCTTGAGCTTGCTTAGACTGTTCAATTTGAGCGTTTACTTTTTCTTGAAGCTTTGCTTTGGCTTCCTTAATTTCATTGATACGTTCCGTAGCTTTGCTTAAATCCAAAGTCTTACAGAATAATTGGATAACTTGTTCTGCCTGTAATTCATCTTCGGGAAGTGAAGCTTGAATGAACGATAATTGTTCTTCGGCTTTCAAGAACTTGTTATTTAAGCTTTCTTCAATTTCTTTAGGCTTAACAGACTTATTCAAATATCTTTCTTCAAAAACTAAATTGAATGGGTATTTATCATTCGTCATGTTTGTCCATAACTCTTTGATTTGACTACGTTTTAATTCTTTTTCTGCGTTATCAACTACATTGATTCCATCACCCAATTTATCGGATGCTGCTTTGATAGTCTTTTCGACTTGCATAATGTCTTTTTTATCTTGAATCCACTGAGCAAAGACATCATTCTCAACTTGTTTACGCTTATCAGATACAAGCTTTACCAAATTGTTTAAAGCAGCTCTATCTGTTTTAGCCTTCTTGTAGTTGCCTTCATCTACTACATAGTTGTAGTGCTTTAAACCATTCTGAATTTCGGGTAATAAATCGGATGCATTGGTATAAACCTTTCCATCCTTTGCACTAACCTCTAAATTAAATTCCATATTTCTATCTCCTCTTTTTCTATATAGACAATGTGATAGGTGGTTCTACATCTTGGATAAAGTACCTATCCCATTTTTCTATCATTGCTTGTTTTAGATCATTCATACTGTCTAAAGCTTCTTCTTTACGATATGAACGCTCAATAATTCGTGCATCACCATCTGCAAATCTAAGCTCTGCACAATAGATCACAAAGTCAAAATCTGTAACAATCAATCCTTCTAACGTTTGACAATAATAGTTATCAGGAACTGTTTCATTTCCTTTAGAACCCCATTTCTGCAAACTATGAGAATTGATTATCTTAGATGTTTTGATTTCTAGAATTCCTCTTTCTCCCGTTTCTTTGTTGTAGATAAGTCCATCAGGACTGTATCTCAAGAACTCATGTTCTTTAGAAACCAATGTAACGTTATCCACGTATTGCACATCTAACTCAGGATGTTTGGCTTGAAATAACGTTCTTAAACAAGGCTCTGCAGTATTGCCATACTCGATAGCATCATTTGTGATTTGTTGTGAGCCGAACTTTTTATCGTGCCACAACTGATTTAATGTTTTCCATGGGTTCAAGTCCATGAAACAAGCTGCATCCGAGCCACCAATACCACATCCACGCTTTTTTAACCATTCTTCATGGCTTCCATACTTTTCAACGCTAAACTTTTCAGTGTCTTGGTAAAGATTCATCCTTACTTCCTCCCCTCAATTTACAAACATCTTATGTACCAATTAGCTATCACAATGAAAGCTAGAGAAACTAAGAAACAGATTAACGAGCAAATGTAATTAAACTTAGCAGCACGATTAACCATATGCGTTTGTTTTTGACTTCTAACTAGCATTGAATACTGAGTTTCGTACTCGTTATTAGCGAAAGAAGGAAGCGTGATACAATCACCTAATTCAACTGCTTTCTTCTTTGCGGTTGACTTAGAACCAGGCTTCTTCGTCTCTTTCTGCTTTGCAACAGTCGAAACAGTAGTCTTCGTAACTGTACTCATCTTGTTCTTCCTCCTCTTCTTCATCTTCATCAATAAATCGGTTATCTTGAATAACCCTTAAATCATCTGTGTCCATCATTTCTCACACCCCACTATTTCTTTGAACTCAGGAAACATTTTTACGAATAGTTTTGTTGGAACTTTCTTCGAATCAATAACCTTTGCTAAATTGGACTTTTTATAGTCCTCAGATTCACAAATTAGATTCAACATTTTGTATGCAGTCTTCTTTGAGAACCCAAGCGCCATAATGTCTTTGTAACCAAGAAGAACTTTCATTTGACAACACATCTCTTTCCAACTTCAAAACCGCATAAATAAATGCGTGTAAGCATTGTCGAAACTTTTTCGTAATCTTCGTTACTACATCCGTTTTTGATTAGTACATCAAGAACTCTTCCTTCCGCTTGTACTGATTCATGGATTAAACTGATTGAATCCTTTCTTCTACTTTGTTCTGCCATTTTATTCACCCTTTCTTATCGTTTTATGCATTTTTGAATTTATTAATGAAATAAATCTGACCTTTGCCTGTAATAACTGGTGTCTTAGTTTCTCTTACAGAACCATCAGGATTCGTTACTGTTCTAATCTTGATTTCGATCAAGTCCATTTATCTAGATTTTTGCGTTGGCATATTGTAATTTTCGCCTTTAGAACACAAATACCCATTTTCTCTTAGCCAAGCAAAGAAACGATTTTGACCCATCTTACATCCGCTTTGACTAATCAATTTAGCTTCTTGACCAACTAAGATTGAACTATCACTAGCTGCTACAGTATCGGCAAACAATGCCTTTGGTTTCATTTCGATAATCTGTTTGTTTTGTCGTTCCAATACTGACTTAGCTTCAATCAAGACCTTAGCCATTAATTCTTCACCTGTAAGTTGCGGTGTAGCATAACTTCCTGTTTTTCTAAGTGTTGGAAGTACCTCACTTGTAACCCAATGTTTAAATTTTTTAGCACTTTGAAGTTTTGAGCTAAATACTAATGCGTATACACCTGATTCATTAATAATAGTCAAGTTAGGGTTTCCTTTATTTCCGTCGTGAATTGCGACGCTATTCTTATCTTCACTATCAACGTGTTTTGACAATGCGTCTCTTGGGTTTGAATACCCTAAGATTTCTGCTACATCCTTCCCAACAAACCAAGGCTCGTCATTAATAAGTAATGTTCTTACTTGATTGTTTTCAAAATTAAATTGTTTCAATTCGTTCATTTATTCAATCTCCTTCCTTTCTGTTTATATCCCCTTTTTGGGATGTTTATCTTAAAAAAATTTTTGCTCTGTCTTCATCTTTATCAATATGCAAAATTTCACACATTTTAGTAGCTTCATCAGTATAAAGTCTACATTTGCCTGTTACTTTTAAAGAGAGTGAGTTTTTGCTGATTCCAAGCTTTTCTGCTAACTCTCTTTGTGACATATTGTTTCTTTCGAGCATCATTTTATAAAGCCCTCTGTCCATAAATTCTCACCTCTTTCATCCCTTTTTCGGGACACCTAAAGTATATCACGTTTGAATTAAGTGTCAACCCTTTTTTGGGATATTTGTTTTAAATTTTTTATTATGTCATTGCTAAATTGGGATATTACAAATATAATATATTTAGCAGATAATACTTTAGGAGGTGGATATTAATGAATAATGTAGTATCTGATAGGATTAAAAAAGCAATAGAAAAAAGTGGGTATTCATTTGTTGAATTAGAAAAGAGGACAGGAGTTTCTAAATCAGCCTTACAAAGATATTCTCAAGGAGTAACAACTAAAGTTCCTGTTGATGTCGTAAATGCAATTGGAGGTGCTACAGGGATTTCACCATTCTACTTGATTGGTTGGGGTGACGATCCTAATTATTTCCCTTTGAAAGATATCAAAGATAAATCAATTCCTTTATATTCCTCATTGTGTTGTGGTAAAGGTTTGTTCATAAATGATAATATCGAAGACTATATAGCCGTTCCAGATAGGTATATAAATTCTAACAAGGAGTACTTTGCTAATATTGCAAAAGGTGATTCCATGATTGGAAAAGGAATCAACGATGGAGACACATTAATATTTGAGAAAACAAACGTGTTGGAAAGTGGACAAATTGGTTCTTTCTGCATCAATGATGGAAATGATTGCGTATGCAAGATATTTAGAAGATTAAATAATGGAATGATTGTATTGGAAAGTGCAAACCCAAAATACGATCCAATAATTATTGATGTTACTAACGAGTGCTTTAGAGTTATTGGAAAGCTAGTTTGTAAGTTCAGTAGTGTAAAATAATAATTATTAAGTTTAAATTTGTATTGTTTTGGTAGCACAAAACGTCCGCATTAAAACATGGTAAACTTTAAGTGCCTGTAAATAGGCAACTGTATTTTCATCTCTCTCTATTTCATGGAAGGCACACTCGCTAAATGGTGTGTTTTTCTTTTTACAAACAAAAAAAGCACTAGAAATTAATCTAGTGCATTATCTTTATCCATTAATTTAGCAATTCCTTTATCAGCTTGAGGTAGCCAATGAGCATAAACACTCAATACAGTGCTTAGATTATCTCCTAAGCGCTTTGCAACGTCATATAAGCTAAAATGTGAGCTTCCATCTCTTACCATATTGCCAATCATGTATGAAGCACATGAGTGCCTTAAATCGTGTATACGAATGATAGGTATTTGTTCTTCGTTGTTCTCGTTTGCAAGTTTAATAGCTTCTCTCATCCTCGTTCTAACTGTCGTATTGCATACGGGTATATCTATCCCGAATACAAATGATTTCTCAGGAACATCCAACATCTCTTTAAACTCTTTGTATTCATCCGATAAGAACTGGGGCATAGTAATTGTTCTATAACTGTTTGGAGTTTTTGGGGTTGTAATTTTCTTTAAATCTTTTGACCATGTTTTTTTAATTGCAATCGTATTGTTTTCTAAATCCACATCTTCCCATGTTAAAGCCAATGTTTCGCCTATTCTCATACCCATATAAAATTGATTGTCGAATAGAAGATGATACAAAGGATTTTCAACATAAGGAATAAACAGATTGAATTGTTCCAAAGTCCAATACTTCATTTCGACTTTCTTTTCGTTTGGATTTTTAGCCAATTCAACAGGTGAACAAGGATTTGTTTCTAAATATCCTTTACGAACTGCAAATCTTAACATCTTATTGATTCTAGATAAATAGTTCTTTGCAGTTTCATATCCTACGTTATTAATCATTAATTCCATTGCACATTCTATATCGTGTGTTGTAATGGATTTTATGTTCACATCACCTAAAATATCAATCCATCTTTCAAGCAATCTATTCTGAACTTTATAGGTACTTTCTTTTATTCTCTTTTCTGTATATGCTGCATAGATATTAAATAATTCCTCAAGTGTGATATTCTTGTATGGGTCTTTCACATTCTCTTTGAATATGATCTCTGCTTTCACTGCATCTTTCTTTTTAGCGAATCCACGTTTCTTGTACTGCCTATACTTTCCATTCTTCATTTTGTACGATCCATAGAAATACCACGTACCTGTTTTTGTGTCTTTCTTGACTGCCATTTCCTTTTTCCCTCTTTCTTTAGATAACACTTAAATTTTATAAAAAACTAGTGAAAATAGGTGAAAAATAAGGCTATTTTATGCAAATATCATGCCAATAATATATATCATACTTTATATAAAGCAATTTTCTTTTTGTTGAATGATATTTATAAGTTTCTAGCTCTTTATTTTACTTTATTTTTTATTCATCTAGTTTACTTTATGTTCTCATATTTTCTCGTTTTTGACCACATTTTATTTAATTGAACCTAAAAAAATATTCCATGTTTTATGCCACGCACTTTATGCCATTATGCCAAAAGCATATTATTGTTTCCTTTCCTTATAACATATAAACAAAAAAGCCTCCCGCTTGGTAAGGAGACTCTTTTGCATAAGTTTTAGTTATCTTAGAAAGGGTGTGCTCATCCATGAAGAACACATCAATAATATAGCATATAAATTTTAAGATTTGTTAAAAAAACAAAAACCATACCTGATGTGGATGAGGTATGGAATCGTTTTGGTGACAGTATCTAAAAAGTGGAGCTTTTAGCAATTGTCACATTTTGTAGTTGTTTGCTAGTGCCACAAAGAGAAATGTTAAGATTCAATTGCACGTCTGCAATTTGCACTACACCAAAGAGAGCTTGGGCCTTTATCACTCTACTTTTCCTAGCAACATGATTATAACACAAGAACAAATATTTTCATGCATAAAAAAAGAAGAATACGATTGTATTCCCCTAAGCATAGATATTATACCATTTTATGGTATTGGTCGCATTGTGCACTCTGCTAATCTATGTGCATACATTATAGCACAAAAAGCAAAGACCGTACAAACATCATACGGTCTAAGGTACTCCTTCTACACTAGTAGACGAGCTATAAAAATAATAGCATAAAAAAAGCGAGATACTTCCGCCGCTTCACTGCATCTTAAAAAGCTTCCATTTACGTTGGGTGAACTTCAATCACTTCTACGGTCGTATCTCTAGGTTTTCACAATCTCTTCGTACAGTCTCATGCTCATACTGTAGTTTTTAACGTTGAAACTAACACACGCTCTTTATCGTAAACGCTACAAACCTTAAGCTGGCGGTATAGGAAAAGAGTAGTCCTTTTGTATTTCAGATAGCTAGTCTGAACACGTTAATATTATAACATAAATAATAAAACCTATGGTATAATCCATAGGCTTTTTTGTTCACGATAGTTCACAAGATCATAATGCATTTACAAACATATAAACCTCTTTTTTGCAGATTTTATGCAAATATGAGTGTTTTATGTCGTATTTCGTACATTATGTACAATTATTTGAACAAATTAGCGATTTTTTCAACGATCTTTAGCAACAGTTCAATCAATTTATTGATTCCTGTCACATTGATTTTGTTTCCATTATCGTCTTTAGAATCTGTATTTGGTTCATCTTTTTTATCGTCTGTTGATTCATCTTTCTTTGGATTTGATTTATAAAAATCAATATCGTGGAAGATTATATCTTTGTCGATTGGGTTAGCTGCATACTGATGAATAACACCTACACCAGATTGGTCTGATTGAATATTACCATCATTCGTACCCCAATTTGCAATCCAAATAGGATATGTTGTTTCTACAAATGTTCCTAGCCAACTAGTACTAGTATAAACACCTGTATAATATCCCTTAGCACTCATATAGTCGCAGAATACTTTACAAGAGAAAGAACATCTTTCTTTTGTTAAGACACCAGCATTCTTCTTGTAATTATCTGCATCCTCCATATCAAACCATACACCTAATTGAACATTTCTGTCTTTGATTAGATTATATACATACTCTGCTTCCGCTCTAGCTTGACTATCATCTAACGCATAATCATAGCAATACACACCATAAGGAATCTTTAATTGTTCACATTTATCTGCAAAGTATTCAAATTTCTTATCAGTGTGTTCTCCGTAGGAAGCACGCAAAATCACAAAGTCATATTTTGATAAATCAATATCTGAACTGTTGTGTTCTGAAATATCAATTCCGTACCCCTTAACATTCTTAGTGTAATCCGTTGTAGGTGGCTTAGAAGGCTCTGTAGAAGGCTTAGAAGGCTCTTTTTTATCTTCCTCAGTATTTGTATCAGGAGCTCTGAATTTCGCCCACATTTGGCTTCTATCCTCTGTAGCGGATACTGCAACAAAGAACTTTCTGTCTCCTTCTTTTCCAACAACGTATCTATGTCCATTTGTAACGCACTTCCAATAATAACGAATCTCATCTCCTGAATTGCATTGTCCAAATATTTCTCCACTTGGATTATCGTAGTGTTTATGCACACCATCAACAATGAATGTTGCGATACCATCTTCCTGAGTTAATTCAATATCTTGTGTTTCAGGAGCACCGATTGTGGCCCACGGTTCAACACCATATGATTCACTGCCACTGACTGCTGCGAAACATCTAACTCCATTTGTATGAATCCATGAAATCCATCTATGTCCAAGTCCTACCCATTTTTCTGTATAGACTTGTTTTTCGCCCTTTACAAATGTTCCGTAAGAAGCACCTGTTGGTGTATCTCTATGAATAACGATAGCAGTATCATTTTCAAATGTGGCCATTCCATTTTCTTTAATCAATTGAGAAGCATCATATGTAGAAGCATTAGTATAGAATTTAGGTCTTAAATATCCCCAAATAGCACCTTGATAGTTTAAAGGCCATAACATAGCTTTAGGTTTGCCTAGAACGTTCTGAGAAAGTGCTCTGCCTTCCCAATAGATAAATATATGTCCGTATCTTGCATCACCACCTACAGACACTCCCACATCACCATTTTGGGGAGCACCCGTAACAACATCAAAGTAACTTAAAACACCATTATTTGCTCGATTGAACCACCAATCTTTGGCATGGCCACGTGCAATACATGGCTTCCCTCCCCATGCCATCAATCCTTGAATTAATGAAACACATTGTCCACCATATGGTTCTACACTTTGAACATAGTTGATGTTCATTATTTGCCCTTTATTATTAAAAACCTTATTGATAGCATAGTTATAAAACTCTTGTGGAGTTCCCATTCTTTAACCTCCTTAGTTTTTATCTAGCAGAAAGTCTTGAATCTCGTCTCTAGTTTCTTGGAGTTTGTCTTTGTCGTTTTCAGAAAGCATATTGTTGATAATTGCGATATTTGCTTTTAATGTCAAATTACCACGTTGCTTATCTTCTTCTAATCTTTCCTCATGTTCCCCTAACATTCTAGAATGTTCATTCAATTCTTTCTTAATCCCTTCTTGTGTGATAACTAAGTTTTCGATTGATTTTATTCTCTCATTGTCTCTTGCTAACCATTCTTCGTGTTTTCTAACAGTTTCTTTTAAATCGTCATTAGGTTTCTTTAGCTCTTTAATAATCTTTACTACTCCCCAAGCGGAAGCAATGAAACCTAGAAGCCATAAAACATATTCTAAATCAATAGTGATAACTTTTCCCATTAGTCACCTTTGACGTTGATTTTATCAATTCCATTATCTAATTGAATCTTAACGTATTCTTCAATTTCATCAAAAGTACTTTGAACAATTTCACTAATCATTTCTTTTGTGATAATTCCATGCAATGCATCAGGTACTAGATCATAAAGCTTACTAACAACTTCTTCAAACTTCTTGCCACCTGCATTAGTTGTATCTTTGTAGTTGTCCTCTGCTTCTTTAATGTAAACAACTGCTTGGGCAGTAATTTTAGCAATCACTTCTTGAACTTCTTTTGCTTTAGTTTTAGCTTTTGTACTGAATTTAAAATACAAAGCTAATCCGCCACAAACTAAAGTAGCAGCAGTCTGTAATAAAGTTAAAAAATCTTGTACATTCATAAATTTACACCTCCAAAAATATTTCATCTCTCTCATATTTTCTGAGGTACTGTTTTATGGCATCTCAATTATATAATGAAAAGGAAAGGACGTACATTTTATGTAGCACGTCCTATAACTTATACAATACATTTTGTGTGATGTAATTTTACATTGTTCTTAGATACTTTAGCATAAATCATTGTTGTAGCAATGTTTTCATGCCCTAAAATAGCTTGGACTTCCTCAACACCCATGCCACGATTCAAACCATCTGTAGCAGTTGTATGTCTAATCAAGTGAGGGAATATCCTACGTTCAATTCCAGCTAATTCTCCAAGTTGTCCTATTCTTTTCTCGATTCCATATTTTGATAATCTCTTATGTGGTTTTCTTTCTGAAACAAACAACGCTTTATTATCATCATTTCTAGAATTAAGATAATTCTTTAAAGCAATCTCTGCTCTTGCATTTATGTATGATGTTCTATGTTTATTGCCTTTACCAAATAATACAACTTCTTTAGTTTCAAAATTAACATCTGCTTTATTTAAGTTTACAACTTCTGAAACACGACACCCAGTCGAATACAACAATTCAAAAAGAGCTTTATCTCTTAGCGTTACACAAGCATTTCTTAATTCTTCCAGTTCTATGGATGATAATGGCTTGCGTTCTTTTTCTTCATACTTGATTTTCTTAATATTTCTACATGGGTTACGATTTATATATTCTTCATTGCAACACCATTCAAAGAAAGCGTTGATAACAGTTCTTCTAGCATCTAGACTTCTGTTGCTTATTCCTCTTTGAGTCTGAACTTTATACAGATAAACTCTAATATCGTTTGTAGTAATCATTTTAATAGGCTTATGTACTTGTCTAAAAAAATCTTTTAAGTAAAGATCGTACATCTCCAAAGACTTCATACTCATTCCTTCAATCTTTCTTGTTACGAAGTATGTTTGATAGCACTCAGACATATAATTTGTATAAAGTGCTACAGATGTTTCAATAGGCTTTATTTCATAACCGTTAACAAATACAGTTAACTTCTTAAACAATACACTTAAAATATCTTTATCAAAATCATCTGATAAAGACGAAATAAATTCATTCACAAATTGTTCTTTCATAATTTCTCCTCCTGGCATAAAAAATATAGTCAACGGTCGAAATTATGGTATAATAAAAACGACCTGTTACAGGTTGAAGTTGGATGATGTTTTAGCGGACAATTCCAACTTCTTTTTTTATGCATTTTTCCTAAGTTAAACTTACTACACGTGCTTAAAATAATCAAGCACAAGTAACAAATTAAATAAAATTCTTATTTAGTTAACTAGTAAATATAAATCATTTTTAAATCATCAACATACACACCAATAGCAAAGTAATTTTCATTGTTTGTAACGATTGCTCCATTTGACACTCCTAACAAAGTGTTATTTTCTCCAAAAGGACTAACACCATAACAATCATAATATCCATGCAACTGAACTCTAACATCTGCATTTTGCTCAGCATCATTTAACGCAATACCTACAATTTGCTTTGCGTCATTCCCATTTGAAACACCACTTTTATAAATCTGGACTGCATTACCTTTTGTAATTTTACTAACACCAATATTTTTAAATGTCCTAGTTAAATCATAAAGCTTAAATGGTTGTGAGCTGATTTTATTGTTTCCAATAACTACATAATTAAATAGATTATTTCCAGCACCATAAATACTCCATACATCTGTATCTTCAAGTACTCTAACCATGTAATTAATTTCACAATTATTAAATGTAATATTAGCTTTACAAGTACCACTTGTATTCAATGATATCGCATATGAACCACCGGAGAATATACAATTTGTAGCAATAAAGTTAGGTGGAATTGTTTGTTTATCATTTTGATGTGCTAGCCATCCTGTATTAAATTTACAATTCACATATTCAAATTTTGAATTATCTGAACTTCCACATCCATAAGATACTGGTGCGTTCCATGTACCACTTACTACACCATTGTGTGTAATTTCAACGTTTTTAAAATATCTAGTTGAATTAGGCTTTCCACCATCTGTTTCATCATGAATACCATATCTACAGTTTCTACATTCAATTTTAATATTTTCAATCTTGTTATTGATATCACTTAATTCAAGTACTGAAACATTAGGCACGTTATTTTCCGTGGCCAATTCATCAGAAGGATTGAATTGTAATGTTACTTTACCAATACCAATCAAATTCACATTGTTCGCTAGTTGTATACCTTGCATGTTTTCATTAGTGCCGATAATGTTACTATACCAATTTGAGCCACCTAATTCATTATAAATGTCATAAGTTCCTTCTTTGATATAGATATTCCATACATAATTAGGTCTAGTATTACAATACTTCACTGCATCAATAATACGATTAAACTTTTCGTCAGTTCCAACAATTACACTATTATTACTAATTTTACCATTCAATGTAAATGGCAACGAAAAGTTATATTGATTACTATAATTCCAATTATCATTAGCATTGTATGTTACATGATCTTCACTTGTATTAATAATATTTGCATTAATATTACATTCTGCACGTGCGAATAATAATGTTTCGGAAGATACTCGAATCCACAATTTATCATAATTTCCAACATACAAGTCATTAAAATTAAATACTAATTTATTAGTGAAAATGCTTGTTGCATTAGCAATGACTACTTTATTCTCATCTAGTAATTCAAGTTTAGCACTTCCAGTTCCTTTAATAATTGTTTGAATTTCAATATTAGTGATTATCAATGGAAGATTAGTCACCAAAGTTCCAATTCCTTTTAAATCTGCATCATAATAACCTTGTACACTTGTAACTGTTTTCTGCTTATATAGTTTCTGAAGATCAAGTTGCTTAACTAAATCTTCCTTTAGTTGACTAACTCCTAGTGCTTCATCTAACTGTTGAACAGTACCTTTTTTAGTTCCTTGTCCATCTTCAACGATCAATAAATCTTCCTTGTTAATGCCTGTTGTTTCAGGCAATTCTTGTATTCTAACTCCCATTATATGTACCTCCTATTTAATTTTCATAGTTTTTATAGTGTTGAATATTACCTTTTTTGTTGTAGTAAACTGCTTTTATTTTCTTTATAACTCCATTGTCGTTGTAGAAAACCTTGGCAGTCCTTAATCGCTCTTTTCCAATTGTATCAACAATCAAGTTAACTCCATTCTTAGCCAAGATGTCTACTCCGTCTTTAGTTAGAATTTCTGTTTGATACAAATTTGTATTGTACGCAAGTTTAAATTGGTCAACCAATGTTTTAAAATCGGATGTAGCACTATCTGATTTAGAACCGAAGTTATCAACTACACGAACGTATAATGTATAACTTGTTTCAGGGCTTAAATTGTCTAAATGAATTTGCGTATCAGTTCCTACGTTAATCCAATTTGAATTGTCTAGAGAATATTCATAGTGATCTATTGTAGCTCCTTCATTTACAGAGAATCCATACCAAGTAAACATACCGCCATGCGGTGTTAACCGTGTACATTCAATCCCACCTACGTTTGGCTTTTCAGGGTTCAATGTTGTAAATGATGTACTAGCCGCTAACGAAGGTTGACCATAGTTATCGACCATTCTTACATAGAATTTATAGTTTGTATTAGGCTTCAAATCACTAAGAGTTAAACTTGTTGCTTTACCTTGGTCTGCCCAATTTTTTTCATCATTAGATGTTTGATACGAATAATCAGTGGCCATGTCTCCTAATGAGAATCCACTCCAACTAACTTTTGCAGAATTGGACGTTACCGAGCTTAAAGAAACACTTCCTTTTGAAGGAGCATTAGGATATTTAGTGGTTGCAGTAAAATCGACTGTTTCACTCCAAACTCCATTGTATTTTCTTTTGAAACGATAATATCCAGTGTATTTTGTGTTCGGCCTTAATCCTGTCCATGTATCTACAAAAGGTGTATCGGCTTTTATTGCTTTATTCCACGTTGTCCATGTTTCCCCATCTCTACTCCATTGGTTTTCATCAGACTCAAATGGAACTGAAATTGTACAGTACATTGTATTGTATGTACTTCCAACATTGCTTATTGTTGCTTTTGGTGCAGTTCTATCAATATTAGGAAGCGAGATGTCTACTATATTTGTGCTTGTAGGGCTACCTATAGCTCCTGTATATGTTCCATTAAACCAATAATGCACTTTGCTTGATGCATTACCATTAGAATCATGGTCAACAGTAAATGAACCATTTTGTAGAACATATTCCTTGTTCGTACCAGCACCACCATCTGTTAATGTAGCATGGCTACTGTAATCCGGCGCTCCTGTAACACCAGCAGACCAATCTTGTTCAACACGATAACCTGAATAGCTTGGGTTTTTATTTTCAACTAAAATACGAGTTCTTGTATGGACTGTAGACCTATTATTTATAGCATCTTGTTCGCTCCATGCGTATACTTGGAAATACATATTGCATCTGCCACTGTATGACCAAATTTGATGATTAGCAAGAATAGACCAATTATATCCAACATAAGTCATAGATTAGTCTCCTATCTGAAAGTAGAAATATCCGTTAGGGCAATTTGTCGTGTTTGGGTCGGAAGTTCCAACTTTATAACGAATTGCTTCGATATTTACTACATGGTTTTCATCAGGCGGTATCGTTACGTTATTAACCTTGATTGTTTTGATAGGCACTAATTGATCTACAACTTCTTGTTTAATGTATCCAGCATCATTTTGAAGTTCAGATACATTTTTAGGGATTTCAGTTTTCTTTGCATAAACACTAGCTAAATCTAAATTTACAATATAATCAACAGGACTAATTGTATTTCCATCTAATTTAATAGTTGTGATAGGCACTTGAATAGCAATGTTTTTTTCGTTGTCTTTGGCAATGTTTGTTCCGTTTACAGAAATTGTCTTTACGAATTGATTTAGAATTTCCATTAAATCCAATTGATTAGAAATATCACCAATCATATTTCCCCACTTGATTTTCAGATTCGCATGGTCATTGATTGCTACAATATTTTTCCCATTGTAGATATAGAACAATCCTTTTGAATCAACGTATGCATGGTCTCTACTTGGATTTGTAATATCATCTACAGAATCAACGATTTCTAGCCAAAATTGACAATCACCGTCTTTTAAAGGAAGTACTACTACCATATCTTTGTTACATACTACAGGTTGCATATTATTTTCCTCCAGCTTTCATAATGTCTGCAAAACAAGATGCACAAGAAGTAATTTCTACACCTAAGAATTTTGTACAAGCTTCAATAAACTTCTTGTTAATCTCCAAAGCAATATTCAATAATTCAGGGTCTCTATCCGAAGCTTGATATGCTTCAAATGCAGTGTACATAGCCATACTTAAATGCTTAACTAAACACCACTGTTCTCTATCCCCTTTGCCGCCAAAAGAATTGTATAGATAAAGCATTTGAGAACGTCTGATATTGGCATAATCATCAATTTCATCCTTTAGTGCTTCAATCTTTTCTAAATTATCGGGAATTTCTTCTTCACTAATCAATCCATTTTCAACCTCAGAAATACGCTTTTCTAATAAGGTTTTAGCATGTAGTTCTGCACTTGCAATTTGTGTAAAACTACGGATAATATCTTCTCCAATTCCCGAAGTGCTATATTTGTTTTCCATCTACACAACCTCCTTTTTGTATGCTTTGATAGACAATCTAGCAGACTGTTGTTTTTGTTTTCTTTTAAAGTCAATTTGTTGACTGTTCAATTTCAATAGCGATATGGCAGACTGCCAATCTCTAGGATTTTGTTTTACATGATTTGATAGGTTTTCAATCCTTTGTTCATATCTATTCATAGATACCTCTTATCTGTTTACATGACTATATTTAAGATAATTTACTAACGTACAATCAAAATTCCCGTTTCCTGTTACTTTGATTGTTTTATATCCTGGGTCTAATATTCTATTTCTCTCATCCTCTGAAAGATACCCACAAGCTTTAAGAACATCAAAATTAGAATATTGCCCAGGCCATAGTCCATTGCCTGTAATCCATGCTCCGTTGAATTGCTGCTTGAAATATGGTGTCATGTCTATTCCTTCAATCTCAACATTAAAGTTTGTAGCAGTAGAATTATCTATTACTAGTTTAAACTCAAAACGCTCATAATAAATCAAATCCTGAGAAATTGACATTCCTATTACCGCTGGTTTAGAACTTGAACATCCCCATCTAGGGAACTCGTACCCATAAAAATCAACTATATGGTTTCTACGTTGAATGGAATTGTATCTTCCTTTTTCTTTCAAATCATAGACACTATCAGCTAATATATTTATCGCCTTACTAACATCCATAACTAACCACTCTTTCCGTCTCTATCTGTTCTTAGGAATTTCTCTAGAGTCAATGTGTCTATTTCAATTCCTGTTTTATCTATTTCTCTTTGTATGTTTGTGATATAGAACCAATCATCTTGTTTTAGAATACGTTTCATGTATCTGTTACAACTTCCTAATTGCAATAGATTGAGATCATAAATAAATCTGATTCTATCACCTACGTTTACTTCTTTAGGCAATGCTTCACAAGAAGTGTTGATAGAAAACTTTCTTCTTGCATTAATTAGTTTTCTACAAGCACAATCATATACAACCTTGGCCGCATAAATTCTATCGCTATCAGTAATGATAGTAGTTCCGTTTGTAGACTCAGGGTCAATGTTCTGTTGTACATAAACACTCTTTACTCTGAAAATACCAATGATATTTGATGTACTTATTGTTGTGGTATTGCAATACGGATAAGGTTGGTTTTGGCCAAAGAAATTAGCTCTACCATTACCAGCATCTGAAACGTACATTGCAACGTGTGATGCAGGTGTGTCACCACCTCTACCGAATATGCACCAATCACCAAATTGAGGTGTATCAACATAATCAAAGTATTGAGAATAACCTAATTCATCTCTGTTATACCAAATGTAATCTGCATATCCATCACCGCCAATAGCTATCGTTGGGTCAGGATAATTTAATGTCTGCAATGCTTTTTTCCAAGCATCTACACATTGATATGGTTGCTCAGGAGGTACACCATCCATGTCGATAGATTGGCCATTCCATGTGTTGATAAAGTTCTGAGCATTCCAAGGCCTAGCTTGTGTTTTATCCGTATCGGTTGTAGTTCCGTTATCGTCTTGTTCCCACTCAGGAATCAAGCCATAGACACGTTGAGCAAATTCAATACGTTTTTGATACTGTAAATCAATAGATGTATCGCCACGTTCATAATCTGCCATAAAAGCCATTACCATGTAATTCATATCGGCTTCCATGTGTGACCATTGTTGGAATGTAATGTTATATGAAGGAGTAGGAATCCAAGGCCCATTTGTAGCGTTTGTTGACCATTCTTCAACTAACTTAGCTACTTCCCCTTTTCCGTACATTGTGTAGCTTGTATACCCATGAGAGCCTAACCAATTTGTAATTCGTGTGTATGGTGTCCATTGAACCAATCCAAATCCTTTTTGAGAATCAGGAACATCACCCATTTGATACAAGTTAGGGTTTAATGTTGATTCTACGTGACACGAACCACATAAAGCAGCAATAGCAGATTTGCTCCAAATGTCTTTTAAAGAGTGCCATAAGGCTTTAGCATTGTTTATTTCCTCTGTATCCGTCAAAAATCTTTGCTCTTTAGGAATTACCCATTTATAGTCTTTAGAGTCTTTTGTCATGTCCTCTAGACTAAATGGCGATAAATCATCAAAAGCAAATGTTCCTTCAATGAATACACCACTTTCATATCCAACTGATTCCGTATCAATAATCGAATACTCCAATTGATTGTTAGGAGCTAATTTAGGAAAGTCTACATATTCATAATCACGCTCGTTATTTATGTTTGATCTTAAAATAACTACAGGAAACTTAGGGTTCTGTAAGCTTTTATCGTTATATACTTCTCTTAATGACAAAGAGGACATACCGCTATCAGATTTATTAGCATAAACTGTAGCTAAGTTAATAACATCCGAAAAATTGGTTTCCATTGTTGGCTCACCAATGATTCTGTAGTTTCTTCCTAACGTTGGTTTATTAGAAAGCATAACAGGTTGTTTCTTTCCAAAATATCCAACTTCAACTTGCTTATCATTTGTAAATGGAACTCTCCAATAAACAGATTGTGTCAATTCACAAGTTTTAGTAAGTGCATCCAATTTAGATTGTCTAGAATAAACATAGTCAATCTTTTCGTTATCAATCTCAGTTTCGAAATTCATCTTCCACTGAGTCGAATAATACATATCTTCGCTTTCGTATACGTTCTTTATAAGAGCGTTTTTAACCGCATAATTTGTTGGGACTTGTCTGTATTCCCATTCGTTGATTACGTGCGTTAGAGATATGTTTAAACCACTTACAGAGGGTTTATAGTTGGTAATCATTCCGTAGAAAACTCCACAATCCATGATTACCCTCATTTCTTTTCTTCCTGAGATTAAATCGTAGTATTCGTTAGGAATTGTGATTTGCATTTCAGGTACTGTCATTAACTCGTTTGAAAAACTGATTGTGCTTAAAGCCTCTCTGAATCTTTTCTTAACTTTTCCAAATTCTAATATTTCAAAGTAAGGAATCATATTTACTCCTAACTACCAATTTTGCCTTGTCCTACCCATTTACCATTTTTTCTGATTCTACTTGACCCTTGGTTTTCTTTATTCGCTTTATCAGCACTATATTTGCCAATAGTGGCCCAAGAGCCTTTAACTCTCTTTTTAAACCATCCTGTAGCTCTATCCAAAGAATAGAACACTTTACCTTTTCTTACTGCCCATGGTCTAAAATCAGGGATAGCTTGTTGAATAGAATATATATTCTCGTAAGGTAATGTAGCGTCTTCACCTCTTAATTCAACTTTAACGTGTGTTGTATCTGTCGGAAGTTGTAGCTTACCACTCCATTGACTATTTTGTGCCACTGTTTCCCATCCTGATGAATAAGCTAATGCCCATGTATCGGCATGAGAGAATATTACTTGATTATAAATTTCTCTCCATGAAGCTTTATTGTTGTTGGAAACACTAATGATCAAAATATAGTTATATCTTCCACCATACTGTACATACTTTCCGTTTCCTGTATATTGACCAGCATCCGTTACACCATATCCAACTAAATCTAATGTGAACGTAACACCATAGTTTCCATCATCTGAAAAGTTGATACCTTTTCCATACCCTTTAGCATGGGCAGCAGCAAGCGGGAATCCAAAGTCTGCGGTATCGCCTGGATTTCCACCTAATACTACGTTTGCGTATGGGCCTGTGTTATCGTAAGCTCCATGAAAGTTTTGCCATGCCATTAAACACCACCAGCCAAATCATTCTCAGAACTTCCGTTATTAGTACGGATGTATGAATTTCCATCAGGAGTACCACCAAAGATATTGATATTACCTGTAGCAATGCTTCTTCCGTCATTGAATTTTCCTTCAAATACAGTATCTCCTGTTTGTTTCCATGCTCCACTGTTTTTAAGATTTGTAAGAATCTTTTCAACCGCACTGTACATATCTCCAATGCTGCCTTCAAGTTTTCCAACCTTATTTTGTAAATCTCTGATAGCATTCCAAAGCTTTTGTATCTCTGCCCATAGCTTTTCGATTTCTTCCCATTGGCCACAATCAGAACAAATCATTACATCCATGATACTGATTAGGTTCTTTTCCAAATCTTTGATGGCTTCTTTTATGTCGCATACATCATATGTATCAATCTTTTCTAACAACCCACCTAATAAGCAATCGTTCATATCGTGCATATCTGTACAGTTGTTATGACCCTTATTTTCAAACCCTTGATTTGCTTTAAGATTTGCACAAATAGCATCTGTTACACCTTTTTGAATGAAATTACTGCTTGTAGCTTTCAAAGAATCGCAAGCAGAACAAACATCTTTATTCATTTATGTGTACCTCCTAATCTCTACAGATAACGAAGTTTACCTTGTTATCATTTACAAAACGAGTGTGTAGAGATATTTCATCATCTTCTATCCAATCAACATAAATAGAAAGGAACTGCAACCAATTCGTTGTTTCTCCAGCTTTTACTGTTCCACTCATGCTTAATTCCACTGTTTTGTTAATATCTTCTTCAAATGAAGCGTTTGTTGCTTTTTGATATACCAACGATCCACTCTTATTAGGAACACGAATCGAAACAGTAGGAGCTGAACCAGCTTGAACTCCTGTCATTTTATAAGAGTAGTGTTTCAATGTAACACTGTTGAATTTGTATGTAGCACTCTTATCTTTGTTAGGCTTCATACAGAAATCTACTTTTCCTGTAATAACTCCGTCCGCTACTTTCTCGTAGTCACTATTGTGAATCCAATCTGAATATCTGAATGTGAAATTACCTTGTCTGTCAATTTCAACGCTCAATCCAGGTGTAGACTGTTGAATAGTATATTGCGTTTCGATTGCCAAATTTTGAAGTTGAAGATTATACAACTGGTCTTGCAATCCACACATCCAACAAATCATAGCTGCTTTCATGTTGTAATCATTGTTGGCATATTGACTCATGAATAATTTCCAATCACACAAATCAAAACCATCTATGATGTCATACAAGCCTTTTGTAAGACAATCATTGGCATTTTCCATGTCTGTACACGTATTATTACCATTATCAGGATTTAAGCCTGTATCGTTTCCTAAAGACGTACAGATTGAATCTGTAACACCATTTTGGATAAACTCTGCACTGCTTTCTTTTAACTTTCCACAAGCAGTGCAATAACTTTTTACATTCGCCACTGCAAGCCTCCTTAATTTGTAAGTTCATCAACATCTATATATACACAAGCCATCTTACAACATGAGCCTGTGACCACTAATCTATTCATTCCATGATGTACTGTGAATCCAAATTCATCTTCGATTACTAGATTGTCTAAATCTACTTCCTCTGATGCACAACATCCATCCGCAGTAAAGTATAAGTTCCAACTTGAATCAAGTGTTAAAATTCCATCATATTCACCTAGAATCATCATTTTATTTCCATTAATTTCGATTTCAGGGTTTTGGAATTTACCATCTAGAATCAATTTTACTTTATCGGTATCTAACACTGTTCCACTGTAGAATCTTCCAGCAATTGACTCAACACAATAATCTTTTTTACAGATTTTGTTCTTAATCAAATCATCACCGAAAATTTGTTCACCTTTGATGCAATCATAGACAATCTTGTATGAATTGCCACAATTCATAAAATCTTCCAATGCTTTAGTTCCCATTACGCATAAAGATGTTTCCTCTGTAATGTCTCCACAATCGCATAAACACGAATTGCAAGTTTCCATATCAGGGGGGCAAGTAACACAACACGATAAGCACTCTTGAGCATCTCTGAAATCCTCACAATCAAGGATATTACATACAGAGTAAGGAATTAAGAATGTTTTTTTTGTATCTGCAATATGCCATACACCTTCCCAAAGTTTAAAATCAATATCCATTGATAAATAGCCTTGGTATTTTTTGTAATCTTCACTAAATCCTGTGACATAGGCCCATGCCCAAATCAATTTATTATCTTGAATTGCCCATAATCTTCCAGGTTTAAGCAAATTCAAATTGAAATAGTCACGTAGGAATCTTCTATCTTCATCATGAAAATGTTCATAATTAAAATTTAATGTTAAGGACAAATCACCTTCCGTAAGAAACTGTTGATTCTTTTGGAAAGCAACATAACTACCATGTCCGTAACTGTATTCTTGCGTTGCAGTCTTTGTATCTTGCTTTAGAGAGGCAGAGGAAATCTCCTCTGCACTATCTATTACAAGATCATTGAACTGAACGTATGTTTTTAATGGGTTTAAGTTATAACAAGTCATTATGCCAAACCTCTCAAGCATCTACCTACTTTGATAGCCTGCCTTCTTTCGTTTCCTTCGTTAAAAGCGATACTGTTGTTCGTAACACGATTATCGTTATTGTTGATAGTCACATTCTTATTAACAACACTTCCAACTTGAGAACCATATCTAGTAGACAATTCTTTGAACGCACCTTTTAAATCCATGTTGTTCACTTTATCCATGAAGCTTTGACCTGCGTTCTTAACTGCACTACGTTTCATTACATACTCACCAGGAGTCAACATAGCAGGTACTGTATCTGTTCCACTAGGCTTCATAACGACAGGTTGTCCGCCTCGTTTTAAGTAAACTGGGCCACCTTTAGCAAACTTCATATTGTTTCCTTTTGATTCGTTACCTCTGTTTACTGTAGGAGTCGTTGTGCCACCTGTATTAATGTTTCCTGATTGATTGTTGAACGCATTTTTAAATGCACTTCCTAAGTACTGCCCTAAATCTGTGAATTGTGTTGAATATCCATACATCATAGTAATCTGATTAGAGATTGAACTAGACATATTAGAGATACCTTCACTGAATCCACTTACAACATCTCTTCCAAACTTCTTACCTACTGATTTGAAGCTTTTCTTCTTCAATGAAGCTTTAGCATTATCAATCTTAGTTCCAAATGAACCTTCAATATCAATACTTTTGAAACCTTCAATAATTCCATTTGCCATATCTGTACCAGAGGTATTAAATTCAGACTTCATGTTTGATAAAGTTGTTGCCATATTGTGGAAGGAAGTTACGATTGAGTTTACTTCTGTAACAACATCTGTAGTAGCTTCTCCAACTTTCAATCCTTTAACATTGTTTAGGAATGTTTGAATACCTGTTGTGACTTCTCCAATCTTAACGAAATCTAGATTTAATCCAACGATAGAATTTAAGTTATCACATATCGTTTTTAACTTAGTAACTGTCGTATCAACATTGCCAATATTTTTGGTGTTTTTTGTCAATCCTTTGTTGGTTGCTAAATCATTGATTACATCTCCAATTTGCTTAATATGTGCTCGTAGTGATTCAAAATCAAATCCATCAGAATAAACATTCAAAGTACCAAATTGAAGGATTATATTGCCTAAAGTAGTGATAGCATTTAATGCGTTTGTAAATAACTCGGCATCAGGTAGTTGTTTCAAGTTATAAGACAACATATTCTTGTCTTTTCCTGTTCCAACACCAGCTACAGAAATGTATCCAATTGCTTGAGAAATACTAGTGATTGTCTTTTCAATATCCTTTGCTTTTGGTAAAGGATTGCTTTTAATTACTGATTGCAAGTTTCCAAATTCAGGAACAATCTGTTCCAAAATCTTCAATGTATCTAGGAACTCTTGAGCATTTGTAGAGTTTAAATTAGATTTAATACTCTTTGTAACATCAGGAAACACAATCTTTTTCATTGATTCCACAACACTAGCTACATTCTTTAAAATGCTTGTACAATTCTCAACGTTTATTGAACTTCCGTTGATATTAGACATTTCAGAAAGACTAGAAGCCATTGTTGCATAGTTCGTAACGATACTGTTTGCATCTGCAATGTTTGTTGCACTTGATGTGCTAACTGTAGGAAACTCAAAATCATTAATATTCTTGATTACCTCTTGAATATCTTTGAATTGATCGTTGAAAGAACTACTATCAATACTCATTCCTTGCACTTTTGAAATTGATTCTCCAATAGTAACAAGTTTCTTTAGAATCCTAGTAATATTCCAAGTCTCCATGTTTTTCCATAAAGACTCAGAACTTTTAATAACTTGACTCCACCAAGAAGAATATGTTCCTCCACCTTCAAACATATCAATAACATCCATGATTCCTTGGATTTTCTTTTTCAATCCTTTTGTGTTTGAAGGAACATTCTTATCGACTTCTTGCATAGCTTTAGCACAAGCAATCAATGTACCAGCTAGTCCTGTTGTCGTTATCATTCCTAATACTTGGGCCAATGTAGTGATTCCACCAGTTAGGACACCAGCACCACCTTGAATACCTGTAATAAGTGTCATAGAGCCTATACATTCAAATAAACCTAATAACTTATCGTTAAATGTGTCGAATCCATCAGGCATGGTCTTATCTAGCTCTTGCATAGCTTTTGCAAATAGCCATAAAGCTCCGCCTTGACCAATCATCATTGCCAATCCTGTTAAGGCATTGTTCATCTCTAATACTTTTGAAACTGCTGCATTAAGTGTGTTAGCTCCCATCATCAATCCCATTACAGAGAACAAATTTGTTAATCGCATAGGCAATGTTGTAATGTCATTTGGAACATTCTTTTCAATTTCCTTTATCGCTTTGCAATAAAGAATAATTGTTCCTGCCCCACCAGCTATGATAGCTAATGAAGATAATTTATTTTTAAATCCTTCTGCATCAAAAGTTTTTGGAGTACCTGTCGCAGCAGTAATCTCATCTGAACTTTTGAATACATCTTTAATAGAACTAAATTTACTTCCTAGTTTTCCTAGGAAAGGAATATTGAAACTTTTTCCTTTGAATTTTGAAGAAATGTTTACTAAATCTCCTAAAAGGCTAATTCCACCGCTTCCAAGTTTCATTAATTTACCAGCATACTTTAATCCAATACCAATTTGGATGTAGTCTGATACGAAACGTCCTAATCCTTTAGAAAAGCTTCCGTCTCCCATTTCAGTGATTTTATCTTTTGCAAAATTATATAGACCACTAACAAGAGGTTTGAAGAAATCAATTGCTCCTTTGAAATCATCTAATCCTTGTTTAAATCCACCAACAAAATCTTTGAAACTAAACGTTTTTAAAACACTCCATAATTCAGTAAACTTTGTTTTAATGAAGTCTATACCTTCGCCAATCTCTTTTTTATGACTTCTAATGAAGTTTGCCCCTATATCTCCTAAGCCTTCAACTTTTTGAGAAAGTTTGTAGATATTTCCGTAGATTGTAGCACCTGTTAATTCCGTTGAAACCTCATCTAATGCTCCTAACCACTTTTCTTCGGCTTTACTAAATCTCTTAGGGATTAAGTCAAAAGCATTACCAATTGTGGCTACAGATGATTTAACCATAGTTGCCAACGAATTTAGGCCACCACCACCTTTTTCATCCAATTCAATCAGAGCATCTTCAAATTGTTGTAATGAAATAGTTGGATTTGGCCCTGTAAATGCTTCTCTAAACTCCGCAAATGACATATTAAATTTCTTTGCAATAGCAGTTAAGGCTGGTGTCATACCTGCATCTTCCATTGATCTCAATGTACGAGCATCCATTTTAGAACCCATGATTTGAGAATACTGAGTAACCGCATTGTTTACCCCCTCGGAATCACCACCGAATGTCAAAATGGAATCATTAATTGCCGAGAATAGCTTTTGAGACCTGTCTAAATCATGATTGATTGAAGTAAATCTCGTAACGTGGCTTAGTGCATCATCTAAAGTGGTTGGTAGGCCCAAAATGCTTTCATCTAGGTTATCAATCATCTTTTGAATTTTCGTTGTAGAATCGTCTACATCACCTACTACAGTGGACAATGTTCTTTTCGCAACTTTAATAGTATCGTATCTTTTAACACCGTTTGAAACTGCTTCGCCCATTGCGTTTTGTGCACCTGAAACAAATCTATACAAACTAGAATATCCAACACCTTGTACTAAGAATCGTCCAATATCTCCTATTGGATTGTTTTGGAAATTCTTTGCGATATTCAACATACTAGAGCCTAGATTTGACATTTTATTTCCAACATCAAATGTAATCTTACTAGCAGTTTTCAAAGCTTTAGCAGCTTGTTGAAGTCTGTTGAGCTTATTCATGCTATCTTCAAAACCGATAATCTGTGACTTAACATCTGCGGTAGTATTGTTGACTTCGCCTTCTTTTGAAATCATATCGCCTAACTGCTTATTGGCATTTTCTAATTTGTCTGTTTTAGCGTTAATATCAATTTCTTCTTTATCTAAATCTGCAATTGAATTGTCAATCTCATCAGTCAACTTTTCGACATCTTTTAAAGCAGAAATATCAGCTTCTACTTTGATTTTTTCTTTGTTGAAGTTGTTTATTTTCTGTTGGATTTTATCCATCTCAATACCGACTTCGTTAAGTTCGTATTTAAGTTGCTGACGCATATTGTACAATCCTTTAAGCAAATCGTCTCTTTTACCTTCGCTTAAAGTCTTGTCATTTAATACATCTTGTATATCGTTTGCGTTTTGCTTTAACTCAATGTCGATAGCTAATTTTTTATTGTTCAGAGAATACAATTCTTTTTTTAGATTTGAAATATCATCTTTAATATCTGCTAATTTATTTCTAAGATTTGCTAAATTATCTAAATCAACTTGCATAGCAAGTCTTTGTTTCATTAGCGAATCTCTTTCTTTTTTTATTTCTTTTAATCTATTTTCCAACCTATCCAATTCCGCAGTGTTAGCTGCAAATTGAATTTTAGCTTTTTCAATAGCTTTTATTTGTCTTTCTAATTCATTTAATCTTGCTTTGGCATCCTTAATGTCAAGGACTAACCTAGCACCGACTTCACGTACTGACATCTTCGGACTCCTTCGCTAAATCTGTTTTCTGCATGAAATGAACCGCATATCTGTCAATCTGAGGTATTTTCTTTTTAGAATTTTTATTTGCCTCGTTAATTTCATTCCATGTTTTATCGCTTTGTAGATTTGCGTAGTACCCAAAGGCTACAACTAATTCAGAAACACCCCAATGGTCTAATATCTCATTGGGGCGTATTTTTAGAATTTTACCGACATAATGAGCCATGGTTGAATAAAGATTTAGTTCTGCAACATAAGACTTTGCTTTTTTTACTGAATCCTTTTTATCATCCCCCTTATCAATTATTTGATAAAAACTGTTTCTACCTCATTGAATAATTCAGGATATTTGATAATTAGGCTAATCATGCAAGTTAAAACTGAATATTGCATCATGTGATCCTCATAAAATTCATCTAATCCTAAGAAAATTGCAACAACTTTATAAAGCCCATCAACTAAATTTGTAGAGGATTGAGCGTATAAATGGAAAATCTGTTCGTTTGCTTCATTCATATACGCTTCATAAATCTGAACCATAGTCTTGTCCACTTCTTCATCATCTGCATCTGTTGTAACGATTCCATCTTTTCCTTCAATGAATTTGTGACCATAGTATTCCTCAATTTCTTGGAATTTTTCTTTATATGGGTCTAGGATTTCTTCTGCATCCAATAACAATGGTTTTACTTCGATTAAAGCTTCTACCATCTTCATATCTTGCCTAGGAGATAATGTTAGATTTTCAAACTTCTTATCGAACATAACGTATTGCCCTACTCTTTTAGCATTCTCAGGAACATCAATTTTATGTTCTTCGATTTCTTTTTCAGTGAATCTAAAGCTCACTTCAATATCAATTGTTTTAACATCTGTCTTATTTGCATCACCAACAACTGCAATTTCACCACCATTGCCATAGACTGCGTGAGGAGTATCATCCTCACGAGCTACTTTTAACTTTTCAATCATGGCATTTAACTGTGTTGGTTCTAAAATCTTTTGTTCTTCCATCTCATTTGCCTCTCAATTTCTATAAATTAGCGTTAGCTTTGTTTACTACATAAACTTCATACCAGTTTCCACGAGTATCTTTCTTGAACGCTAAACTAAATTCAAACGCTCCATCATCAGGGATACCCATTGGGAATGAAGTAATTTTTGCATTGTGGTAAGTAAATACTTCCGCAGTTCCATCACTTCTATAACGAGTGATTGTAACTTTTGCTCTCTTATTCTTTAAGCTATCGTTGTTTGCTACATAGTGTTGCAATACATCAACAGTCATTGGATAAGAAATCTTTAATGTTTTACCTACTAAATTTTTGTTGAAGTAAATTTTTGAACCCTCAATATCTAAGCTTGGATTGATTTTACTGTTCAATACTTGGTATTGAGACTCATCTAAGTTAGCCAACAATGGAGTGTTGATTCGGTTCAATGTAGAATCTGTGATATTACATTGGTCGCTCAATGCTGCATAGATAAATCCACATTCTTCAACAAAGTGGTCTGCAATATGGATTGAACCATATTCAGAATGTTCTTTATCTGCTTCAATAACCACTTCCTGAGTACGCATCATAAAGCCTTGAGACTTATCTCCCTTGCCGATAAATGGGTTCATAGTTAAGTAGTTTGATGTTAATTGAGTGCCTGTAAATGAACGCTCAATAGAAGCAGAATCATCATCATAAGAATCATCAAAGCAACTTGTATCTACAGGGTCTACAGTATCGTCGCCATCAAATCCTGATAAGCAACTTACTTTAATGTCGTTGTTAGAATCTAAGTCTGCAAATTCTTCAAAGAATGAAATTGAAGAAATACCAACCAAGATACTATCTGTTGATTTGTCTGTTAACGCTACTTCAATGCTTAAACGGACACCTGATGTACTTGCTTCCCATCCTTTTCCTACTACATTTGTAGGAACTGTTGATAAGTCAATCTGTACAGGGTAGAATCCTTCTTTATCTGCTTTTAAAGTACTTGTATATTCATCTGCATTAGTCATTTCATGATCTAAAACATCTGAAATCTTTGTTGTGATTGTGTAAGTACCTGCTTGAGGAACATTCACGTAGTAGTAAACAACACCTGCCGCAAAGTCTAATGCATTTTTCAACGCTTTAAATACCGCACCACTTGTGTGTACTTTGTTTCCTTCTCCAGTTTCTGCATCAGTTTCTTTAGAAGTAATGAACAATGTACCTGTATTCTTACATCCAAATGATTCGCAAACGTTGATTAAATCAGGTGCAATAGTACGTGATGTATAAGCACTAGAAGTACCTGTAATCTTTTCAAATTTACGAGTATTGATTTTTAAACAAGAATCAATATCACTCATGATAGTAATATCAATTTCTTGAGTTTTAGTTAATTTAGAGACACTTAATTTGTCACTAATAATTTTGTTAATGTTGCAGTTAGACATTATTTTTGCCCTCCCATTGTAGCTTTTAGTACACGCTCCATAGCACGCTCTGCTTTAGCACCGCCTAATTGATTTAAAGCGTTTAGTTTGCGTGAAACAAATGCTTGAACATCTACTTTCTGTTCAGGAGTCTTTTTAGCTTTTGAAACTTTTTCTTCCATTTTTAATCTCCTTTATTTAACTTTTGCATCAAATCTAGATACCGCTCTAGCAACAAAATCATTTGCCTTTCTAGGTGGCATCTTAATTTTGTGTGCAAAGTGTTTCTTTCCCATTTCATCTACCCAAACGAATGGCCTTCCGTTTTTACGCACTAACGTATAAACTCGTTTCGTTCCATTCTGTACCATTGGGGAGTAATCAACGTGAGAAGGGTTTCTAGAATCTTTTTCTAGTTTGTCTGCATCTACTCCGATTAGATATTCGGTATTAGATACTTTTTCCTTCGTGATTGAATCCTTTAAAGCACCTGGCCTATATTCATTCCATGGCATACTTGTCATTTCTTGAGCATAGAATCTACTCCCTCTTGGAGCTTCTTCTCGCATAGTTTCTTCTAATTCACTAGCCAATCCTTCAAAATCTTCTTCACACGCTTCTATAACATCTTCTAAGAGGCCTTTTAGCATTTCCTACACCTCGATAAAGGGGTAATAAAGTTTGCCTCCATAGACGTATTTAAAGCCTTTTAGGAATACACCGTCTTCATACGATACTTCCTCAACTTTGTTCATAAGGAATATTTTTACTAGGCCACTAGGCAAACACATACGTTTTGAATACTCATAAGATGTGTTTGATTTGGCTTTCGCACCGCATACAGGGCATCCGTTTTTCTTTGTGGAACTTTTCATTCCAATATATTTAATTCTCATACTACTGCACCAACCCATGTGTCTTTTGAATTACATACTGATAAGATACCTAACTGCTCTGAATACGCTTTTGTAATATGTTCACGAACATACACACTAATTGAAATCTGAGCATCAGAATTTTCTTCTGAGATAAGAACATCACTACCATCTGTTTCTTCACAAGTGCTACAACCACATTCGCATCTATTCATTGCGATAACAAATTGTAGAAAGTCGCAGAATACAGGCAATAGACATTCAGGTATCGTTTCATATCCAGCTACATAACTGACAACGATCTTAGATAATTCATCACATCCACAATTGCACACATCTTTGTAGTCGATATTAGATAAATCAACGTACACGATACTGTCGTATGGGTTATAAGAAAAATCTTTATCGACTTCTAATTTGTGAGTAGTAAATGTAATTCTTTCTCTAGTGATAACAGATACTTCAATCGTTGTTGGGTCAATCATTGGATAGAATAGCGGTATGCGTACAATCCCTGAATCGCATCCACATTTCTTAAATTCACCAACATCAAAGACTTCCTCTCTTTGAGATGAGAGGAAAGTCTCACATGGATGGTTTTTCCAACAAGTGATGGTACTAATTAAATCAATTAGTTCTCCAACATTCTTTTCAAGCTTATCTGCTTCTAAATCGCTTTCCTTTATGCACGAACAATAATTTTTCAATTGTTCGACAATTTTTTCGTACATTATTCACCAATGTTGATTGGTACGATAGTTGTTGGTTTCAATACAAGGTCTAATCCGTTTAATGTATCTCCTAATGTAGCTGCTGACATTGGGATACCTTGGATTACCATTAATCGGTTTGCATCAGTTCCAAATGCACATCCAAAGTTGTAGTAGTAATCACATTGAGTACCGCATCCTTCAGATGGTGTATCTGTAGCACCGAATGTATGACGTTGGAATTTTTCAGATGGTTGGAAAGTAGTTCCCATTACCAAACCTACTGTATTTCCTTCTAATACCCATACATCACCTGTGCCTTTTGTAATGTCACATGGAACTAATTTATCTGCGATAAATCCATGCCCTTTATACGCAACTTCGCCTGTTTCTTTATTGCGAGTCCATCCATCAGGGTATTCTCCGTTGAATTTACCTGGAACAATAACAGATTTGATACCTTCAAGTACCAATGGGTGACAAGCGAATTTGTAATCGCCATCTCCTAAAGCTGCCAAACGTAAACCAACTGAATCAAACGCAGATAATACGTTTGTACCTACGATTTTGATAACCGCTTTATTTTCCATTACTTCCAATAATCCATGGAATGGTTTCAATGTAGTAGTACCTGTAGCCATTGTTCCTAAGATTACGTTAATAGCAGTGAAATATGCCATTGAAATTAAATCCATACGTTTCTGAGCTTCTTTAATAGTTTCTCCTTCACGTTGGAAGTAGCAAACCATGTCATTAGCTTTGATTTTACGTGTTTCATTTACTAAGCTATCCATAATAGGCTCGCAGCTCTTTAAACACAATAATGCTAATGGTGCATTGCTACCGCATTTAGCTAAATCTAATGGAACCCAGCAACATTCACCTTGTGTTGATTTAGGTTCTGTTGTTCCGTATGTGAATGGCAACTGAATATAGAATTTGCCATCTTCTTTTTTTGTAACGCTCCATGCTCCTCGGTTCATAGCACCTTGCATCTTACGTGAAGCTGGTGTGTTCATTAACCAAGAAACTAATGGGAACACGTTTTGGAATGGATTGGCTGGTGAGTTATCTGAATAATCAGTACCGATACCAACTGTTCCTACATTTGATTTAGAAGCATTTGCTACTAAATTCTGTCTTGCTTTTTCATAATCAATATAAGCTCTTGAGAATGATGTTAAATCCTCGATATTAGAACTTAGACGTTCTACCATTCCTGGTGTAACTGCCATTTTTTCTAATAATGTGTTATCAGGATTTGTAAATAATAAATCTAACATGGTTTACCTCCTATCCCCACATATCTCCACTAACTTTAGAAGTAGAAGCTAATTTTTCTTCTTTCTTTTCTTTTTCGTTAGCTTGTCCTGAGATCAAACTAGACAATCTGTCTAATGTGCTTTCTGCTTTCTTTTCAAATTCTGTTTTTTCTTTCTTAGAATTTTTTAATTTTTCTTTTAATTCAGCATTTTCTTGTTCTAGTGCTTCAACTTTTGCACTTAAAGCTTCAAATGCATCCATGAATTTGTTGATTTTTTCCATATCGTCCTTAGACATTTCAACAGTTTCCAATGTTTCTTCGCCTTTTTTAGCTTCTTCTTTGCTTTCTGTTCCTTCTGCTTTGCTTTCAGGTGTTTTTTCTTCTTTAGAAGTTTCTTTTTCTTCTTTTTCGTCCTCTTTGTTTTCTAAAGCTTCATTCTTCTTTTCTTCTTTGTTTTCAGAACTCAACTTTAAAATCTTTTCCCATAGGTTCATTTCTGAGTCTCCTTTACTGTTTAAATTTTCGCCTGTACTGTTTACATTGGCGGGATTTGCAACAACTGAGAAACCAGCAATCTCGATTTCGTTGTAGAATGGTGCATTAAATTTAAATGACGATTCAAAATCGAGTGTTCCTCTCAGTTCTGCACTAATACTCAATGGTATTTCTTGTTTCAATAAATCTTGCACTATGTGCAATTCCCTGTTTAGTTTGACGTTTACATCAAGACCTTTTCTTCCATCCCCAATATCGACAACTGTTAAATCATCTTTAGTCCATGTACCTAAGTTTAAAGGGAGTGATGTAATGTCAATGTGAGCTAAGTTGATATATCCTACATAATCAGAACTCAAGCTATCGTAGAACGCTTGTACTGCCCCTTTTTTGATGTATAGACGAATATCATCTCCACCATCATATGTTATTGCCCCCTCGTCAATAAGACGTGTAGGCTTGTTTTCTACGTAGCCTGAGGATAGGTTCACACTGACATAATGGTTTTCTTCATCTACGCTCGATAAAGTGATTGCATTGTCGTAAAATGCTTTTCCTTTTTTTCTACGATCAAGGCTATATTTAATGCTTTCTACATATGTTGGAACTCTTTTCTTTTGTGGCATTATTTCTTAGTCTCCGTTTCTACTACGATTACGGGTTTATAGAATAATTTCTGAATCCTTCCACCACATGAATTACATTTCTTGACTTCGTATGGAATCTTTGCTCCTTTTAAGATTTCTTCCATTGTGGAATCGTATCTTTTTTGAATAGTTTTGTTTCTAAGTGCTTCTAACAAAACTTTATCTTCGGGAATCTTGTATTTCTTCTTAGGCTCTAGAACTACATATCCGTATAGCAAAGTACCGCTATTTAATTTTGAATAAACGTCAATTTGCGTTTTTTCTTCAATTACATCAAGAAGTTTCAAATACTGTTTTGCGTTCTTTGCTGCTTCTTCCAATACGAACTCATGTCTACCATTTTGCTTTAAGAAAGCATTTCTTTCTTCTAGGGAATCGAACCAAGTAACACCGTTAATAGTTTGTACGTTGTTTTGCATGGTCTCTCCTTCTAAGCATCATGGCATTGATCGTCTGTATACTTTGTTTCTGTTTGTTCTGAGCGTTCTACTTTTGCTACATTGCAGAATAAGAATGAAGTATAAGTTGTTACTGTTTTTTGACTAGATGCTTCACCTGTTGTCGTAATAACTGGCCATTCAAATCCAATAGCTCCGTCTTGGTCATTCAATTTGTTATTCCAAGCAGTATTAAAAGCAGTTGCATCTTTCCCTGTTAAAGTGATAGGGTCTCCGTACCCTTCTTTAAAAGTGATTTTTACAGTGAAACTACGTTTAATTGACATTTATGTATCTCCTTTCGTTATCTTGCATATAAAAAGGCAATACCTCGAAATATGCAAAAATCTATATAGACAGTGAAAACTGTTTATACCTTTTGTTTATTTCCAAATATTGCCTTGTTTTTCTACTTTTTACTTCTAATTAAAACTCTAATGTATCTTCTACTTGTTTTGTTGGGTTATTACCAATCAATTTAAGAATCTTGACCATTGATTCTTTGTTCAATTTACCTTTGAACTCGTTGATAAAGTCTGTATCTGAAATATTTCTTTGACCAATTAAGAATAAATCAGCATTTCCTTTTGAATCTTTCTTAGCTCCAATCTGATATACAGGAATTGTAGTTGTATATACACGTCCACTTGCCTGTTCTTTACAAGCTCTGTAGTCTGTTACAACTTCGTAATATACATCTTTAACAGTTTCTTCCTTCTTTGTTTTTTCGTTTAAAACAGTTTTTGTAATTTGAACTTTTCTGTATCTGTTCTCAAAGAAAGAAGTTGGAACTGCAATTGCATTGGCTTTTGTTTCTAAATATCCTAATCCATCAGGTCGCATAGGCCTTTCACCAAATTCAACCTCTTTACCTTGGATTTTCTCTTTTACCAATCCAATTTTGTTGATTCTCTGTGCATCTTCAAATGAATATAACGGAGTCCCATTCAAACTTCCTAGGGGTGTTACCTCATTTTCAGATAAGATACTTTTTAAAATATCCATTTCCATTTTATTTTCTCCTCTCGCTATATCGTTTTCTCGATAGAATCCATCATTCTAGTAACTGATTCCATCATGTAATTCTTTGTGCTCTTGTCTAACGCTTCTGCTCCGTTGACAATCGCACCTACGATTTGAGTAACTGACAAGGCCAATTTATATGTCTTTGCAGACTTGTCTTGTTGTTCTTTCAATTCGTATTTATCAAAATAAACCTTTGGCACACCTAATTTCTCGCTTAACATAGGAGAAATCTGAGTGGCGAACCTTTCTCGCATTGGTACGATTGTATTTGTCATGGCATTATCTATGATTCTTTCCATAGATACGTTTCCTGATACATCCCCTAAACCAATTAATTCAGGAGTAAGACCGAAACACTGACAAATAATAGAACCTTCCTTCATTTGAAGGTATTCTAAGAACTCCGTACCTTTTGTAACACGAGGCAAGTGATCCATTTTATCGAAAATAGAACTTGCAAGGATTACATTGTCTGATTTTGAATTTCTGATTTCCTGACCTAGACGTTTAGCTTCAATTCTTGCTTTGTCGGCTCTGTCTGCTTTAGAACTTGATGATTCGTCTAAAACTTGGGAAGCCGATAAATCAATCGTATCTCCCTTGGCAAATCCATCTTTTAGCCAAAAAATCAAACGTCCTGGGCCATCATACTGAATATCGTAGTTTAAACGCTCGTAAACCGCACCTAATAGCTTTAGACGTTGTTTATCACGTAATAAACAAGATAATCCGTTCTCATGGTCTGTTCCGTTTCTCAAATTGCAGAAATTATCAGGAATCTCTACAATGATTGTTCCGTCTTTGGACATTAATTTGCCTGTTTTAAGGAATAACGCTTCGTCAAAGTCGATTTCATTTGTTCCTAATGAGATAGGTTCTTTATCGTCTGCCGACATAGCATAACAGATAGGAACTCTAAAGCCTTTATATTCATCATCTTCACGCATGATAGAAACATAGTTGCGATAATTCTCTGTAACAATTCCTTTATCTTCGTCTAGCCAACGAATACCGCATTTTCCGTACAATAACGACTGCATAATAGCATTTTGAAGTACAGAATAGTTTGTAACACCCTGTACATTGTGTCTATAAAGGAATGGCATAAGAACATTCTTGTCTAAATTCTCATCACCCGTTGTGATTCCGTTTGAGAATATAAAGTCAATAACCTTACCGATAACATATGGTAGCGTTGGTAGATTGTCTATCATCCAATCAATCTCATCAAACTGATTCTTAAAGTTTGTCTTTATAAATCCGTTGATGCAATCTGAATTGCAGTTTAACATAGCTTCCATTACCTTTTCGGCTTCGGTTTCTGCATTAGAACTGTGAATATTGTGCGAAATGTTAGGTGACACATAGGTATTGGATGCTAGTTTAACTCTATCCTTTTGTCTTTTCTTTGTTCTTCGACTCAAATTAGCACCTCCTAATCGTTCTCTGCATACGCAAGTATTTCACTGCTTAGATTATACATTAAACAACTGCGGACAGAAAGTACTGAGGAATCTAGGGCATCAGGAGAGTGTCCTAAGCGTTGCTTTATCTCCTCTTTAGGAATAATGGCTATCTTCTTATTGTTCTTCGATACAGTCCTTGTAGCAAGCAATTCAGGCTTCAATCTTTTGGCAACTTCCGTTGTGAAAGTCAATTTCTTACTGTCCATTAGCTGCTGAAAGTCTAAATACATTTCCGCTCTTAGATTAAATGCATAAACTGCACTGTAATGTCTTGCCTTGATACGTGTTTTTGTTGGCCCTCCTTGGAAATTGACACCCTCAAGGATAAATCCTAGCTTATCAGAGTATTTTGACAATCCTTCGGTCAACCAAGTACCGAAACCAACGTCAACGCAAACATATTTGATGTTTAATGTCTCGATAATCTTAACAATCTTGGTAATAATCTTCTCGGATGTGACTCCTTGTACCCAAATGCCCTCTTTAAGATTGTAAATCGTCTCAATTTTACAGTTTCCGTATCTGTTTTTAGAGCATAAAGCAACATCTATACCATCCTTACCTGTATAAGCCGAGTCAATACCTAGGAAAAAACGCTTTTTATAAGAATTATCGGCTTTATCGTCGTCTAAAGTCATGGTTTTGAACATACTTTCGTCTGAAAATTCCTCTAATTCGCACACTAAATAGCGTTGGCAAGTACTTCTATTCTTGTAGAAGTGAGAATTTAGTATCTGAGATGCACTTTTCATACGATCTTCTTCGTAAGCAGTACGTACATCCATCCAAACAACTAATGTTCCTTCGGGGTATTTCTCGTTTGTCATGCAATCGTAGAACTCTCCTCGTTTGTGGGGGTTGGAAATAGCAATTTCAAGCTCTTTTGACCCGTCAACACTTGAAAATTCCCTTCGTCCTATCTCGGCATACGCATCTTCACTAACTTGGGCCGCTTCATCAATAATATAATCTCCACCCTTACCGATAGCGTTGTTGTTTTTCTTCGGGTCTACACTGTTTCCACCTAATGTAACGATTTCTACACATCCTCCACCCTTGAAGGAAATCTTAGTTTTGGAAGTAGAAGTCTGCAATTTCTCAATCTTGTTTCCTGAGTCTAATACAGAACTCTGAATAGACTCGTCTGCATTTTGTAAATGTCCGATAACTTTGGACATGATGATAGTAGCAGTTTCTCCTGTTGCGGCCGCAATTCGTACTTGATGTCCTTTATACGCACGATAAATAGCAATCATACCTAAAGTCCAGCTTTTGCCATACTGAGAAGTAGTAATAGCATAGATTGTATCGTATCCCTCTACAACCGCACCGAACAACATAGCTTGTGTAAAGTGAAGATTGACTTGAAAAAATGTCAAAGCCTCTCTTGCACCGATAACCGCAAGTCTAAAAGCTTCTTGTCTAGAAATATTTAGTCGTTTGTAATGTTCGGGGATATATCCTCTCGTCCAATTCTTTAATTTATACTTCGGGGTAGCTCCCTTCAACAATCTAACGACTTCTTCTTGGCTCTTATTAATAGCTTTAGCTTCTTTTAAGTCCTCTACATCCTTAAAATACTGTTCCGTAACACTAAGAGTCTGTTTCTTCACTGTTATCGTCCTCCTCGTGTTCTATTACTTCGGCATCTAAAAACTCACTTCCCATATTAATTCCTAATATTTCGTTGATTCTATCCTCCGCAATCGCTCTTTTCTGTTCAACAGTAATATTATTGACACTTCCAACATTTAAAATATTGCTCTTTCCTATGCCATCCATTCTATTTAGCTCTTTTAAACAACCTAATCTGTCTTTCATGTCCTTTTCTTCGTCTTGAATGTTATCACTAAGCCATTGTCTACGTTGCTCTACTGTCATAACACTCCTTTGATCTCTCTTTTTTACCCTCTCATGTATGACATTCCTAAATAAAGGACTGTTTAATATCTTATATCCCTTGTTATAAGCACTCTTATCGCTTAAATCAGGACGAATCTTTTGCATGGACTTCGTAATATTCCCACTCTTTGAATACTCGTCAAAGAACCTCTTAGCTTCATCCTCACGCTTTAATTCTGAAACACTCTTTGCCCTTGGCATACTCTCATCCTCTCTTTCTCTACCTCATTACATTATAAATGATTTTATTGAGGACGTTTTTACCCCTCGTTTACCACTCATCTACTACTATCTTACCCCTCGCAAAAATACATGAACTCATTTTTTTCAAAACTCATTTTTTCGTTTTCCAAAAAGTTTTATCTAAAAAAGGGGGTGGTTTTATAATTGATATTAGTTTTTTATTTGATTAGCACTCTATTTAATACAGTGCTAGGTGTAAAAAATGTGGTTTGGTCGAGAGGGAAGCCATGGGGTGTGTAGGGTCGTAAATTCCTGTTGCGTTTTTCAAATTTAAGCAGCAACCAAAACAATATTACTTGTATGCAATTCAAAGACAATTCAATCATGATCAAGCAAAGAGTTATAAAAGAGTTATAAAGACTTTAAGCAGCAAAGAGAAGAAAAAGAGAAGAAAAAAGACAAATATAAAAAAGCTAGTTAAACACTTAAAGTTTTAACTAGCATAATAAATAAATAATAATAAATAATGCAATAAACAATAATATAATACATAACAAGTATTTATATAAGAATGCAAGAAGTAATATAAATACAAGTATAGTTATAATCTGGTCTATCATTTAATTAATACCACTCTTTTATATCACTATTAATTGTATAGCTTTCACAATTATATTGTTTTTCTTCCTCGTCAAACTCATATAAAGATATAGTAATCGGTATATGTATTACATCAACATAACCATATATGTGGTGACATTCAATAGTCATATATCCTTTTATAGTTTGAATACTTCCATCTTTTTTGATCATGTCTAAACACTCATTAATATTATAAGTTCCGATACCATCATGACGTAAATAAAAATAATCGTTATTTTCGCATAGCTTATAAGCCTTGCCTATAATATCGTAAGCGCTTATAAACTCTTTAAATTGTTTCAGCTTTTCAAGTTCCATATATTTTACCAACTTTCTTTTTCTTCTAAACTTTTAAATTCATCATACATACTACAAGTAATATAAATGCCATTTCTAATACAATTAAACATTTGATAGTCACCTCTTTTCTTTACACTGTTATTATACCACGATATCTTTTTATAATCAACCTTTTTTTCACTTTTTGTTCACGAATCGTGAATATAATAGCGGATATTTTCGTACTAC